TATGGTTCAAGTGGAACTCAAAATACAACTCTTCAATCTTCTGGAGTAATTGTGTTAACTGCTGGTCAAACAGTAGAAGTAGTAACTAAACATGGTGTAGGTAGTAATCAAGAATTAAGAAGTAGTCAAACATATTTTCAAATGTATAAATTAATAGGAGTATAATGGCAAACGGAACATTAAAAGTATCGAATATACAAACGAGCAGTGGATCAGGGACTATTACTATTGGTCAATCTGGGGAGACTGTAACTGTTTCTGGAACACCATCTGGTGAAATAGCAATGACTCCAGCGTTTTTAGTCTCTAATTCTGCTAATAATACAGGTAAAACAGATAACACTGCTGTTAAATTAACTTATGATACTGAAGTTTATGATACTGATAATGCATTTGCTTCAAGTAGATTCACAGTACCAACAGGGAAAGCTGGAAAATACTTTTTTACAGCTAAAAATAGAGTTATAGGAGATTCGGCTCAAGGTACTTCTTTGCTAACAATATTTTATAAAAATGGATCATCTGTAAGCACCTCTTCTTATGATATAACTTTAAACGGTAATTACATAGATCAAATGGGTTTTAGTGTTTCGACAACTATGGATCTATCTGCTGGAGATTATATTGAGGTTTATGGAAAAATGAATGTTGCTAGTGGAACATGGGGACAGTATGCAAATGGAACATTTAGTGGATTTAGATTAATAGGAGTATAATGACAAGTATATTAAAAGCAGACACGATACAGGACACAGACGGTAATAACATTATCAACGAGAATAGTAATACGATTACTATCGGTGCGTCTGGTGATACAATCACAATTCCATCTGGTGCAACAATAACTAACTCTGGAACAGCGACTGGGTTTGGTGGAATTACAATGTTACAACAATGGTATTTGTCATCAACCTATGCAATATCAGGAAGTTCAGAAACAAGAATAGCAAGTACAAATTGGGCTAAAGCTTCTTCAATATCAGGTAGAGGAATAACTGACATTGGAAGTTCAATGACGGCTAGTTCAGGAATTTTTACGTTTCCTTCTACTGGAATTTACACAGTAGAATTTCAAACTACTATTAATCCAGGAGATGATACAAACTACCAAACTGGTATAAGATTCACTACTAATGACTCTACATATAATAGAGTAGCATGGGCATATATTGGTTTTGAAACTGATGGAAATCCGCCATCAAGAGGAAATGCTTTTGTAAAAGCTACTGTTGATGTAACAGATACTACAAATTGTAAAATTGATACATTTGGTCAAGATAATGACAGTGTTGGAATAAATGTAATGGGAGATGGTTCTCCTCACACATCTTTAACTTTCACAAGAATTGGAGATACATAATTATGGCATTAACTAGACTAGGACCAAATCAATCAGTAAACTTAGCAAGCAATGTTACAGGAACGTTGCCAGCAGCTAATGGTGGTACAGGTGCAACTAGTTTTTCACCTGGTAAGGTTTTGCAAGTTGTTCATAGTTCAAATACTTATGCAGCAGATTATACATCAACTTCAGCCACAGATATGCTCTCTGCTGATGGTGTAACTTGGGAAACATCAATAACACCATCTTCAACAAGTTCTAAAATTTTAACTTTGGAAACTTTATTTTTATATAATGCTGATACTGGAGATAGCACTCAAGAAAAAAGATGGTTTGTTCATTTATATAGAAAGATAGGTTCTGGTTCTTATTCTGCAATAAGATCATCAAATTGGTACGGACAATATTATTATAATGGTTCACAAAGAGTTGATTTAGATGCTTTTTCTTTTCCAGAAAGTAAATTAGATGAACCAAATACTACATCACAAGTAACATATAAGTATATGATTGGCAGACATGGTACAGATAGAAAAATAGCCGCTAATGGAGATAGTAAAGCATCAGTAATTAATTTATTGGAGATAGCAGGATGATAGATAAAGCAATATTAAAAATAAATCCAGATGCAGAATTTGTAATAGGAGAAAATGATGTTAATCAAATTACTTGGTTAAATGGAACAACACCTATTCCTAAAGATGACATAGAAGCTAAGATGGCAGAGTTACCCACTGAAGAAGAACAAACTGCACAAACAGAAACAGATGCAGCTTCAGGCAAACAAAAACTCAAAGATCTAGGATTAAACGACGCTGAGATAAAAGCACTGACAGGAGCATAATAGATGCTCGGTCTTAGTTCTATATCCGAGCTACCAATATCAAGTAGCATATTTGATCCTAACGTTTCAATTAACGTAACAGGTAATCCGTTAACATTATCTATTGGTGCAGCAACAACACTAGCAGGTGCCCTTGTTAATGTAACAGGAAATCCTCTAACAGCGGCTACAGGAAGCGTGGTAATCAACGCTGCAGCTAATGTAACTGTTGCAGGAAGTGGACTAACTTTAGCTGCAGGAAGCGTGGTAATCAATGCAGCAGCTAATGCAACAGTGTCTGGAAACCAATTGACGTTAAACACAGGAAGTGTTACATTGATCGGTAAAGCAAATGTAACGCCAGATGCAACACCTTTGACAATAACTGTTAAAGATGCTACGGCAATAACATGGAGTGAAATAGATCCAAATACTAATAGTGTTTGGGTAGAAATAGACCCGATTTAATATGGCATCAACATTTTCAACAAATTCAAAATTAGAGATTATCACAACTGGTGAAAAAGCCGGTCTTTGGGGTAATATAACAAACACTAATTTACAGATATTGGAGCAACTTGCTACAGGTTATTTATCTTTAGATGTAGCCGCTGCCGATGTAACACTAGCCTTGGACAACGGAGCAACATCCAATGGTAAAAATATATACTATAAATTAACAGGGACGTTAGCTGCCAATAGAACTGTGACGATGCCTAGTGGTGCTGAAAGATATTTTATAATAGAAGATGCAACTACTAGAACTACAAGCAATTTTACATTAACTGTAAAAACAGCTTCGTCTTCTAATCCTGTAACAATTGCACCAGGGTCTATCGTAAGTTTAATATCTGATGGAACAGATACAACAGAGTCTATTTTACAAAAAGGATATTATACAGTTAACTCTTCATCTGTAACCACATACACTGCTGTAAAAAATGATCAAATAATTGGAATAACAAATACTAACCCTATAACAGTCACATTACCAGCTTCTGCTGCGACAGGAGACGAAGTGACTATTATAGATGGTGGTAACTTTTTTGCATCTAACAATCTTACAGTAAATAGAAATAGTCACAAAATAAATGCGGGAACTTCCAATTTAGTTTTAAATGTTAACGGTCAATCAGTAACACTTCTTTATGTTAACGCAACTGTTGGCTGGGTATTAAAGTCAACTAACCAGTAGGAGCGTTTGATATGGCTCTTATAGACTATAGTTTCAAACCTGGAATAGATAAACAGGATACAACATCTGGCGCAGAACAGCGTTGGGTAGATTCTGATAATGTTAGATTTAGATATGGATTACCTGAAAAAGTTGGTGGTTGGTCCTCTTTAGTTTCAGACACGATAGTTGGTGTAGTTAGAAAACAACATTCTTTTGTTGATCTAGATGGTAATAGATACGTTGCGTTAGGAACAGACAAATTCTTACTTATATATTTTGAAGGACAACTTCATGATGTTACACCTTTAAAAGCTACATTGACTTCAGCAACAATTGCAACCGTTAATGCTTCACCTACTTGTACAATAACAAAAGCCTCACATGGTTTAGCGGCTGGAGATATAATTTTATTAGACTCAGTAACTTTACCTGGAGGGACGGGTTTCTCTGCATCTGATTTTGAAGATAAAGTTTTTCAAGTAATTACAGCTCCAACATTAAATACTTTTACTATAACACAATCATCAAACGCTACAGGCACGGTATCTACTGGAGGTAGTCTAAGTATAAAACCTTATGAACCAGTTGGTCCTGCAGCACAATCTTATGGATATGGTTTTGGTATTGGTAACTTTGGAGGAACAGTATCTGGGGTTGCAACGACAACTTTAAATGGTGCACTTAATGCAGACACTGCTGGTACAGGAGGATCTGGTACAGCCATAACTTTAACATCAGTTACAGGTTTTCCAACAGGCGGTGGAACCATAGCTGTAGGCAATGAGTTAATAACTTATACGGGAATAAGTTCTAATGATTTAACAGGTATTACTAGAGGTACAAATGGTACAGCAACAGCCGGTACATCAAACGGACAAGCACATAGCGATGGTGCAACAGTTACAAATGCCACAAACTTTTCTGGATTTGGTAGTGCAGTAAATGCATCAACAGTAGTGCTAGAACCAGGTCTTTGGAGTTTAGATAACTTTGGACAGGTGTTAATTGCAACTGTTGCAAATGGTAAAACATTTACATGGAACGCTGGAGCTGCAACACCACTAACTACAAGAGCATCAACCACAACATCTGGTTTTGCAACAGGCAGTAATCCAACTGCATCAAGAGTTACATTGATATCGCCTACAACTAGACACTTAATTCATCTTGGAACAGAGACAACTATTGGTGATACAACCACACAAGATGATATGTTTATAAGATTTTCGGATCAAGAAGATATTAATACTTACGCTCCGTCTGCAACAAATTCAGCAGGAACATTGAGAATTCAAGATGGTACAAAAATAGTTGGAGCTATAAAAGCAAAAGAAGTTATTTTAATATTTACAGATAATGCTTTGTATACCATGAAATTTATAGGAGCTCCTTTTACATTCCAATTAGATCAAGTGGGCACTAACTGTGGTTTGATAGGTAAAAATGCAGTTGTTGAAATAGATGGGGCCGCATTCTGGTTAAGTCAAAAAGGTTTTTTTTTATTTGATGGTACAGTTAAATCTATACCGTGCACTGTAGAAGATTTTGTTTTTGATAATTTTGACACTACAAAAGGTCAACAAGTTGCTGCAGGGTTGAATAATTTATTTACAGAGATAACTTGGTATTATCCATCTTCAGGTTCAACTTTTAATGATAAATATGTTGTATTTAATTATGGAGAGTCCGCCGGTGTTCCAGGCGGTGTTTGGTACACAGGTACAGAAGCAAGAACTAGTTGGATGGATGCAACTATATATCCAACACCATATGCTACAAAATATAGTAGCACTGCTGATGGGACTTTTCCTGTTGTTATAGGTCAAGATGGTTTAGGACAAACAAAATATTTTGAACATGAGGTTGGCACTGATCAAGTTAATGAAGACGGTTCAACAACCACAGTAGCTTCATTCATAAAATCTTTTGACATAGATTTAGAGCAAAGACAAAGAGATTCTAGAGGTAGAACATCTGGACCAAAAATAGCAGGTGAGATATTTTTAGCTATGAGAAGATTTGTGCCTGATTTTAAAAACTTACAAGGTAATGCTAAAATAAGTTTAGCTGTAAAAAGATATCCACAACAGTCTGATTCTACAACTACTTTAAGTCCTTTTACTGTTACATCATCAACAGATAAAAAAGATACTAGAGCTAGAGGTAGATTTGTAAATGTTAAAATAGAAAATGATGCATCTAATGAGTCTTGGAGATTTGGTACATTAAGATTAGATATACAACCGGACGGTAGAAGATAATGGCAAAGATAAATATTAGAATACCAGAACCAAAAGAAGATTATGATTTTTCTAACCAAAAGCAAATAAATAGAGCTTTAACTATTATGAAAGATCAACTAAACTCAACTTTTTTAGATGAATTAAAACAGGAGCAAGAGAGATTCTCTTGGTTTGTAAGTGGCTAATATATATAAAAATGAATTAGTAGATTTAACTACTACAGATAATACTGTAGTTTATACCACACCAGCAAGTTCTAGAGCTATAATAAAAAGTATACTAGTATCAGAGGATGCTGGGTCAGGAACTACAATAACTTTCACTATAACAAACGCTGCTTCTGCAATATTTAATTTATTTAAAGACAAAGCTATAGCTTCAAAAGCAACAACTGAGCTGTTAACTCACCCTTTAATTTTAGAAGAAAATGAGGTATTAAAGGCACAAGCAGCTGATGCAAATGAATTACACGTAATTGCATCTATATTGGAGATAAATAGAGACTAATGCCATTCATAGAAACAGAAGCTAAAAAAGAAATAAAAGAAATTAATGGTAAGCCTACTGTAGTTCTTACACCAGAATGTGAGGTTACTTTAAAAAATTTAAAAACGGGTCAAGAATATATGTCAGATGCAGAGGCAGATAATGATGTAAATAACCCAGATACGGATACTAAAAGAGAAGATATCTCTAGAAGTGTAAAATTAACTGTAGAGTCTTTACCACTTGGAGGAGACTCAAAAATATAATAAGATGGTACGATGGCAATAACTAGAGCACAACAAGCAAGACAGATGTTAAAAGAAGGCACTAAAAAACCTGCAATGCAAGGTGGAGGTCCAAATTATTTAGGTAAACAACCAGAGGTAACTGTACCTAGAAGATGGAAGTCATCACCTGATCATCCTGACACAGAATTAGCATATATTACAGAACCTGAAAAAAAAGTGCTTATTGCACTTAATATGCATGGTGGTCTTGAAGATGGTAAACCTAACAAAGGACCGAAAGGTGTAATATCTTTACAAGGAGATATGGGGAGCATTGGCGGCGGAAGCGGCGGCAAAAGCGGCGGAAGCGACGGCAAAAGCGGCGGCGGTGGTAATGATGATGACAGAGCTAATTTAAGAGAGCAAGCGTCTGTAGCTTCTACTCTAGGTAAAAAAACACCTACTATGAAAGAGGTGAGAGAAATAGTTGATAGAGGACCAGATGACAGAGGTAATTTTTTACAAAATAGAAATCAACGTAACATTGTTAAATACAATCAAGATTTAAGAAAAATAGAACAAAATAAAAATTTAAATTTTATAGAAAAATTTAACGCAAAGAAAAGATTAAAAAATAAAAGATTTTTAGATAATAGGTTTACACAAAAAGCACAAGGCATAGCGGATTATTATGGATTAAGTGTAGGTCAATTAGAAGATTTATTAGATGCTTATGATAGAGAGGATTTTGATTTATCAGATTTTAGATCAATTGTAGATGCTGGTGCTCCACCAAGTATTATATCTAGTGATCCAAATTTTTTAAGAGCTCAAGAGTTAGCTTTATCTAAAGGAATGGCTAAAGGTAATAAATTATCGACTGGAGCGTTATTTAGCACAACGGATCCAACAACTAGAATAGATTTACCAAGTCCTCTTTTACAAAAATTACAAGGAGATCCTAATTTTTCTAATTTATTATCAGGGTTAAATAGATTAAAAAGTTTGGATAAAATAGCTTCAATACCAGGTGGTCCTACACAAAAGGATGTGGATAATTATTTTAATTTAACAATGGGTAAAGGTGGTATTGATCCACTTACGGGTGATCCTGTAAAAGCACTTTTTACACCTAGAGATGATGATGGACCAAGTGATCCATGTTTAGGGCCCAATCCACCTGCATATTGTTTTACAGGGCAAACAGGGCAAGAAGAACAGACACCAACAACACCTGCTGTAGACCCAACAATGTTTAGATTCTTGAACCGTGGTGGTATGGTCGAGGACGCGCCTGTAGGAACAGGGATCATGGACCTCGAAGCAGCAAGACAAATGATGTTCTTAGGTGGTATAGCTAAAGGTATTAAAAAAGGTTTAAAGGGCGTAACAAGAGCTGCTAAGAAAGTATTTAAATCACCGTTTGGTAAGGCTGCATTATTAGCTGCACCATTTGTAATGGGTGGCGGTGGTGGTGGACTGCTTTCGGGATTAAAAGGTAAACTCCTTGGTTTAAGAGGTGTAGAGGAGTTTGGTGGTAAAGCAGGATTACTAAAAGATTTAGGATTAATCAAAGGTGGTTTTGGAGATTTTGGTGGTTTGACAGCCGGTGGTATTGGAAGTTTGTTTGGTATAACCTCATTATTAGCTGCTTTACAAAAACCAAAAGAAGATGAAAATTTTAATTTAGAAAGCTATTATGAAAAAGAGGGTTTATCCGATTTTTTAGCTAATCTTGGTCAAAGAAATAGATTTTTAGCAGAAGGTGGTAAGGCAGAACCTGTAGCTAAAAAGACTATGCCTCTATTAGATCTAGATGGTCAAGAGATGGATTTTAGAGCTGAAGGTGGCTTTGTACCTATTGGACGTATGGAGAAAGCAGATGATGTACCTGCAAGACTAAGCAAGAATGAATTTGTATTTACAGCAGAAGCTGTCAGAAATGCAGGAGATGGCGATGTGGACAAAGGTGCAGAAGTTATGTATAATACGATGAAAAACCTCGAGGCCGGAGGTACAATGTCTGAAGAATCGCAAGGCCAAGATGGCGCTAGAGAAATGTTTCAAACAGCACAAAGATTAGAAGGAGTAATGTAGTGGCAACGGAAACTCAGATATCGAGACCAGCACCCTTTGTAGAAGATATAGGTAAAGATCTATCGAAACAGGTATTGGCGCAAACAACAGTACCGGTCGTAACAACAGGTTTAGCTGGACTTGGTACAATGGCTCAACCAACAAAACAAGCGTTTGAGACAGCAGAACAATTTAAAACAAGACAAGGTTTATTTCAAGCTCAACAAAGAGCAGCATTAGGTTTTGAACAAAGACAACAAGCACTAGCAGGACTTGCACCACAGGTTGCAGGTTTGGATCCTTTACAACAAAGAGCACAAAGAGAGGCTCTAGCAGGTATTGGATCATTTCAACCATTTTTAACACAAGCACAACAATTATCAGGTGCAGGTGCAGGAACAGGACCAGCTTCTGTTCAAGCATTTATGTCACCGTATCAAAAACAAGTTATCGATGAAAGTTTATCAGAGTTTGATAGACAAGCAGCGATTAACAGACAACAGATTAGAGATCAAGCAGTAAGAGCGGGCGCATTTGGTGGAGGAAGAGAAGGAGTCCAATTGGCAGAACAAGGAGCAAGAACAGCAGAAGCTAGAGGTAGGTTGCAAGCAGGATTATTATCCGATGCTTTTAGAGATGCTGTAGGAAGAAGACAACAAGCAGCGGCAGATCAATTAACATTTGCACAAGCATTACCACAATTACAAAGACAAGATGTTGCAACACTTGGTGGACTTGGATCATTGAACCAAGCATTAGCTCAAGCTAGATTAGATGCTACAAGAGAAGCAACAAGACAGGCTGCATTCCAACCACAAGAACAAGTAGATAGATTTGCTGATATTGTAACAGGAATTATGGGTGGTATGAGAGGTACAGGCACAACTGTATCTAATGTTCCTAACCCAACACCACTACAATCTGCGTTAGGAGCTGCAGCAACAGGATTTGGAATATATAAGGCATTAACATAATGAATAGAATTTTAAAAAGACCAATGTTTAGAATGGGTGGTTCTACAGGAACTGGTATCACATCTGGTTTACCAAGAGCTAGTTATGCAGAAGGACCAGGACCTGAAGGAGTAAAGTCTACAATTGAAAGATTACAAGAGGCTGCTGGACCTGCAAGAGAGTTTGGAATAGAAGATTTTTTAATACCGTTTGGATTAAATCTTGCATCCGCAACACCAAGAGGTAATTTACTTGCTACCGCAGCTGGCGCAGCAAAAGAACCAGCAGCTGATCTTATGGCAATGAAAAGAGCTGAAGATGATTTTCAAAGAAAATTAAGATTAGAGGCAGCTGGAATAGA